TAGACATTGCTTGAACTTGAGCAAGTGTCTTGCCAATGAATGTCACACTGGTCAAGTTAAGGCATTCGTTGAACGCCTGAAGCCCAATGCTCGTCACCGAATCCGGGATCGTCACGCTTGTCAGCCCGCTGCAGCCAGAGAACGCATAATTGCCGATGCTCGTCACGCTGTTGCTGATAGTCGCGCTCATAAGCCCGCTGCAAATCTAGAACGCATAATTGCCGATGCTCGTAACGCTATCTGGAATCGTCACGCTCGTAAGCCCGCTGCAACTCTAGAACGCAGAAGTCCCGATGCTCGTCACGCTGTTCGGTATCGTCACACTCTATAGTGATTCGCAATAGGAAAACGCACTATCTCCGATGCTTGTGACGGTGTTTCCGATGTCAACCTGGGTTATGGTCTTTAGCCATGTATCTTCATCTTCATCAAAATACCCATTATCAATCATCCATTGATGGTCAATGGTTCCGGTTATATTGTATGTCTCGACAGTTCCATCTTGCAATGTGAATCTGGTCTCTGGATGTTCTGAAGAACCTCCATCTGTTCCAATGATGATGTTTCCACCATTAAGTTTGTTTATGTGTATCATATTATTGTCCTCGTTTATAATAATATTTACCATTGCTGATGGAAAATAGTAGATATATTTGTTATGGAAGATAACAAGCAATATACAGAAGATGATGCAATGAAGGTTCTCTTGACCCCATAGGCATATGAGAAATATCTTCAGGAGAAGTACAAGAAGCAGAAAGAACTTACACCTGAAGAGAAGGTAGAGATTGAGAAGCAAATTTCTGACCCATTTATGACTTCAGATTCCAAGGTTGTTCATTGGCTCAAAGACCTTTGGGAGCATCCAGAGAAATGCAAATGGTATCGCGATCACGTATTGTTTCCTTCAACAGAAGAGAAGTATTGTTCCGATAGGACTGAAGATAACCCAGGAAACATCAGGATAGAAATCCCTATAATATCAATGGATTTCTGAGAGATTTTTGCAAACGAAAATCAATCTACAACAAGGGTAAAGGTATCTTCCCCAAACTCGCATTTGGCGTTGTCGTTCTCGTTTAGAATCTTCTTCAATGCCCCAGAAACCACTTCCTTGGATTGGGAAGCGTCAAGTGATTCGTAGTATTTGGAGTAGTTGGCGCATAGTTTGTTGTCCTCTCCTGAGAAGAGATCGTTGAGCAATTTTGCGGCTATTTCAGATGTTGTGTCCATGGTTCGGCCTCCTTGGCATCATATGTTTCTAACTTAATTATACTCATCTGATGTTGTATAATTGGTCAAAGAAGGAAACATAATCAATGGAAACCAGCATAGAATACACAAACTTTTTCGAGGATGTCGTTGACAAACTGGCAAAGGCGAACAACCTCATTATTGAGGCGAAGGCACTCATAGGCAATACTGAACTTGTCAAGAAGCCAACCAAGAAAGTCTTGATTGGTCAAATTGACACCATGCTCCAATATTCCGACTTCATTTGGAACAAGCTTGCTGCCTTTGGCAAGGTCAAATAATGTGCCGCATAAGGCGAATTGTGAGTTATGGACTATTTGATTGACAAGAAGACTGGGAGGAGCTACTACTCTCAGTTTCTTTCAACTCAGGGTTCGGACGTTGCGATGAGGGCATCCAAGGCGCTGGCCAAGATTGAGAAGGGCAATATGGGTCGGGTCACGAGGCTCACCTTCAAGAACGAATTGTATTACGCGCCATTGTACGAATATGAGATTGACTACAAGCAGGGGTTCAGAATCTATTTCTTGGACGAGAGAGGAAGCAAGACCATAATGACAATGGGTGTCAAGAAGACCCAGCACAAGGACGTGGCGTTCTGTGGCAAGAAATACATGGAACTCAAGGGTAAATAACTATGGAGGTTCTACTATGAGCAAGTATGGAATGATTGTGATTGACAAGACTGCGATGGACAAGATGTGCGTTGTCTATACAACAGACGTTCGTGGCGTGGATTTCGTTGAAGCAGTTGAAGGGTGCTTTGAGGACATTGGCATTGAGGTTGATGTGGAAGAGGTCGATAGGATAGCCAACGAGGTGTTCCACAAGGGATTTGCCAATTGGGATATGCTTCATTTTGAGATGCTGCTGAAGTGATTTCACCTGAAAATCGCAATTATGGCTTCTGATCATTTCCCAAAGGGGTATTGACATCTGTCAGCCGAATATGGTATAATATAGGCGTAGTTGAAAAGAAGGAGTAGATGAAATGTTGAAGGTTCAGGAGTTCATTCGTTCAAACTCAGATTGGGAGTGCTTGCTTTCGTCTGAGCCATTCAACTTGTCCATATCCTATGACGAGGTGTTTGGGCGCAAGTTGGTTATGCTCAAGTACGATCAGCTTTCCTCGGATTTCTACAACGCCATCGTGAAGGAGTGCCGTGGGTTGATTCTGGACGCCGAGACCTTTGAGGTGGTTTCATATCCGTTCAACAAGTTCTTCAATTATGGGGAGCCGTTCATGGATGACGTGGATTGGCGCACGGCCTACGTCACGGAGAAGATTGATGGTTCCATCATCAAGATTGTGAATCTGGATGGCAACTTCCTCATTTCCACGAATGGGGTCATAGATGCGTTCAAGTGCAACCTTCAGGGCAACGTTGGTTGTCCCTTCAACACGTTTGGCGAGTTGGTGATGGAGGGTTTCAAGCACTATGGCATTGGGATTGAGGACTTCCCTCGGCTCTTTGCCCCTGGCTTTACCTATATCTTCGAGCTTACGTCCCCTTGGAATCAGGTTGTTGTCCATTTTGACGAGACGAAAGTTTCCTTCCTCGGCATGCGCGACAACGTGACGCTCAAGGAGAAGTTCTTTGGGGATTGCGAGTTGGCTCAGGTGTTCGACACGCCCCACATCTTCCCCATCACGAACATTGACGAGTGTGTGGCAGCTTCCAAGGTTCTCCCCGAGGACGCCGAGGGCTACGTGGTTGTGGATGCTCAGTTCAACCGGGTCAAGGTGAAGTCTCCACGCTACGTGCAGCTTCACTACATGGCTGGCAACCAGAATTGGTCGGGTCGACGTGTGCTTGAGATTCTCTTGGCGAACGAGGTGTCGGAGTATGTTGTGTACTTCCCTCTCTTCAAGGCTGCGTATGACGTTGTAAAGGCGAAGTACGATGCCTATGTGAATGACCTGGAGGGAGTGAAGGAAGCCATTGACAATCTGATGGAGGTCGAGAATGGATCAATGCCCAAGAAGGACTTTGCCAAGTGGGTGTTCGCCAACAATGGAATCAGACCCCATTCAGGGTTTGCGTTCGCCTACTTTGATTGCGTCTATGGTGGTGCTGTCAAGGAGTTCCCTGTGAAGTCAGTGGCAGACTATATCGCAAAGATGGGCATTTCGCGTCTTTGCGAGGCGTTGGGTCTGTAAATGTCAAATTGAACTACGATAAGGAGAAACAAGGATGAAGGTTGTAAACGAAATTGGCTTGAACAGGTTGTTCAACAAGCATACTGAGAATGGCTATGTCATGGTGTCGGCATGTCGACATGACTGGAGCGAGGACGATGAGGTTGAGAACCGAGAAATCAACAACATCAAGACGAAGGAATTGAAGGATGACATTCAGAAGTCTGGATATCAGTACATCCCTGTCCAAGGTGGATTCGTTGAGGACGATGGCACAGAGGTTGTTGAGAAGTCGTTTCTCATCGTCAACTTCAGAAACAAGGCAGGCAAAGGCGAACCTGCTGGGGATTTCTCCAAGTTGAAGGAACTTGCAATTGAGTTGTGTGGGAAGTTCAACCAGGATTCCGTGCTTGTGGTTGAGCCAGGTGGCAAGCCAACCTACTACACGCGCGATGGCAAGGTGGATGGTCAGTTTGATTCTGTTTCTGTCCGGGACGCAGCACAAATGTACTTCACAAGGATTGGGGGAGGCAGGAAGTTCTCGTTCATCGAGGGAACCGCCCAGCCAGGGACAATCAATGGAGTGCGTTCAAGGCGCATGACCGGAGAGATTTGCGAGTTGGCTGGCTATGACAGGCGCAGAAAGTCAAAGTGAGATTTCCTTTCTAAACCTCCTTGATACAACAAGGTTGTTTCTTTAGAAACCCCCTTGAGAAACAAGGTTGTTTCTTTAGAAACCCCCTTGACTTTCAGAGCCAAATATGAGATAATATTGGTGTTGTAAGGGATGGGAGACCCCTATGAGTTCTTCCAACAAAGGAGAAACGACAATGGGTGATTCATATGGATTCTGCAAGGTACGCAGGAATGTGTTCCTCTCTGGAAAGTCCCGATTCATAATGGATTCGGATGATCTCTTCATTGAAGACTACAATCCCGACTACATTGACATCGTTGGAGACCTTGACCGAGAAGACTATCTCTACAGACTCGTCAAGCCCAATGCTGGAGAGATTGATGGCAAGGATGCCGAGCTTGCCAACTACATCAAGAACGCATATTCCAACGACGAGCAGGCGATTGTCGTGACTCTTGAGAGCGTCAATAGGGCGATTGAAACTCTCGTCAACTTGGACAAGAAGGTTGCTTCCATGCCGTGCGACAAGAAATCTGAAGCTGACGAGATTTACAAGCAGTATCTTGAGCCAGGAGTATGGAAGTATGTGGAGGACAAGCCACTAGATCTGAACTTCCCCGATGAGAAGGTCTATGTTTCATCTTGCAAGGAGAATGTTGACATCTACAAGGAGGTGGAGAAGGTGTATGGAAGCCGAGCATACCACTATGTCTTCCCCTGGAACAAAGGTTGGAAACCTGGCGCGTCATATATCATTGAAGCCCTTACGGCTGTCATGGATGAAATGACCGACCCTGAGAACAAGGACTATGTGTTTCTGTTCACTTGGATTTGAGATTTACCACAACGAAAGGAGAAACGACAATGTGCAAGGAAATCAAGATCAAGAAACTGCCCAAAGGAACGAAGATTCCCCTGGTATTCGTCCGCAATTATGGCATGGACTACAACAAGTCGTGCTTTGACGAGGTTGTTGGCAAGCAATCTGAGTATGTCATTGAGGATGCTGGTGGGGTTGAGTATGACGTTCCTTCCATCGTCAAGGCGAAGCTCCGGATGCTTTGGTACGTCCGTGATGGGTTGAAGCAGGATGGACTTGAGTTTGATTGCTTCAATGGGCTTCCACCTACCCGTGCCAATCTCTACAAGGCTTATGAGTTCTCTGCTGTTTGGGTTTGGGCAGAGATCGTCCGTCTCATCCAGGATGCCAATGGCGACTTCCCTGCGACTTGGTACAAGAAGTATCATGGCGTTCTTTCTTCTGTGATGAAGAAGTACCCCAAAATCACGGGTGTCCTCATTTCAATCGCCGATCTTCACGTCCCTGGGAACAAGCTTCTTGACAACTCCAAGATGGAGGATGCGGATTTCGACAACGACCACACCGACGAGGTTCTTGCTGACGACAAGGCTGAGGAGTTCAAGACGTGGATTCTCAAGTGGTGCGATGATGCCACAGAGAAGGACAAGATGCGCGTTCGCAACTGGTTCCAGACAAAGAAGAGCCACAAGCAGATTTTCGCAGAAATCAACAAGGTGGTTGGCAACTACCACAAGTTCAACTCCCGTCTTGCCCTGTTCGTGGAACGCCTGTTCAACCAGGATGGCTTGGACTACTTCTTCGAGAAGACCGGGTTTGATTCCAAGGAGGACATGTTCCTGGCTTATTTCGACAAGCTTACGGACTTCGACGACGAGACGAAGAAGAGCTTTATCAAGAAGTATCTTCTTGGGTGAAGGAAAGCAAATATGGCAAATATTCCGGATAGATGCGAGATATGCGGGCTTGAGTGCAAGCCAGACAAGCATCACTTAATCCCACAACAGCAGTCAAGGCACAAGAACAAGTACCTTAAGACTGACGAGGACAACTATCTTTGGGTTTGTACTGAGTGCCATTCCCAAATCCACGCCTTGTTCTCCAACTATGAACTGAAGACGCTATATCCAACAAAGGAATCTTTGATGGCAGAACCGAGGTTCAAGAAGTTCGTGGAGTGGAGGAGAAAGCACCTCGATTTCAAGGGCAGTTCAAAGATGGCGAAGGAGAGGAGACCAAAGAGGTGAATTCGCCACCAATGGCAGAGTTCCTTGACATGATCAAGGAGAGGTACGAGGGTTCTGCGATCCAAACCTTGTATAAGATTGTAAAGATTTACGCAAGACATGATGGCTCAATGTCTGTGGTATGCGAAACAGTGATTGCGTATGACTACGACGATTTGTGCGTCAAGATGTTCGATTTGGATGTTTCTGGTTGGGAGATTTCTGAGGAAATCTCCGGCGAGGCACAGAACTCTCACTTCGGAGATGTCTTACATGTGGTTACGATTCGCATGACGAGGACGATATGATAATTGATGGAAGCAGAGGTTGGTATTGGTATCTCAAGTCCCTTCCCGAGAAGATTAGGAGATGTGATGTCTCGGTTAGGTTCAACTTAATTGAACGCGAGATTGGGGATAGACTGTGCGACGAGCTGCTGGCGATGGTTGGCACAGGCGTGGTTGGGGGTGTGATTGCATGCGACATAGAGGATTCGGACACCCTTCTCGGGATTCTGTTCGACGAGTCCCTCAAGTCAAAGTGCATCGCCGCAATAGACGGGGGAATGGGAAATGATGAAGTCATCTATGTCAACATATTCCTTGTTCAAGGCGCAGAGGGATACACCAACATAGACGAGGATGTTCTTGGCAGTTTCGCAAAGGTGTTTCAGAAATGACAATGACGACATCAGACATAATCTCAAGATTGAGCGACAGTGATGAGGATTTGGACATGCTTGAGTTCATCATCATCAAGCATTGGGATGACGATGGTGGCAAGAATGACGAGAGAATCTATGCCAGCGATTTCGATCAATTCGTGGATTTGGTGTTTGACCTTGATATCCATGGATGGGAACTGTCTGGATTCAGCAAATCAAAGTATCCAAGCTACCCCGATTCATATTCGTTCTGTGGGGGATGCGTATATGCAGAATTTTCCCGCAAGTGGCATTGAGTATCAACAAAGTTGATAGGAATGCCCAAGGGGGTATTGACATTCAGTTCTGAATATGGGATAATATGTGGTGTTGGGGGACATTATGGAACAAGCAAGGACAATCATAAACCACCTTCGGGAGAAGTTGCACGAGCAACCTCCATTGTCGAAGTTGCACTTGTACATCAAGATGTGGGACGACAAAGAGCCGCGTTGGGTGTTCTATTCAAGCGACAGGTGTTCCACAGAGGACTTGGCTGCCATCATGTTCGACAAGTCCATTGCTGGATACTATGTCAGCACGGTCAAGTCCTCCAACTATGATGATTTCGACTATAACATAACAATGAGGCTTGAGTTGTCTGAAAGGCGAAAGACCAACATAGACGCATCTATGGTGCAAGAGATTGTCAAGATAGCAGAAAAGACAAGCAAACCCCATTGACAGAAAACAATGGAATTTTCTTGGAAACCCCATTGACATTCTTGCTGAAATATGAGATAATATATGTGTTGATTGAAACAAGGAATAGGAGTTGAAAATGAAGTCCAAAAAGATTGAACCTGAATCCATGGGATTTGCCAGGGTTCTCACCCGCAAGGTATGGGATTCCTACCCCAAGAAGCGCAAGTCCAAGACGAGGGCAGTGAAGCAGGCATACAAGGAGTATCAGAAGATTGCCACCGAGAAGATAACCTATCTTCTTGGGATTCTTCGTTCTGGACGTGGAATCAAGGACAAGGTGTTTCAGAAGGCAATGAAGGATTTCAACGACACACTCAAGACCCTGGAGAGGGGTTATGCCACGGCAAATGCGTGGATGGAACTTGTTGAAGAGTCAGCAAACAAGGCTTCCAAGTGAAGATCTGAAACAAGGAGATACATTATGTCAGAAGAAACAAACAAGCCAATGACCAAGGTTATCAACCTCAAGGAACTTGTGGAGCCGAAGGCAGTTGCTGAAGCAGTGCTTGGCATCTACGTGGCTCAGTGCATCAGGGGATCCTCTGCTCCTGACCCCAAGGCGTTCTTGGGAATCAACTACACAAACTTCGCATCCGGCGCGAAGAAGTATGAATACTCCATTGAGGTGGAGGGACAGAAGCAGGATTGGATTGTCGTGGATACGGCAACGCACAAGTTCGTGCTTTGCCGCGATGGTTCGTATGCGCAAGTCTTCAACAAGACCACAGGGTTCAACGCCCGTATGGGAAGGAACGTTGAGGACGATCCAACTTGGTGTCCTCTGGGACCGGAAATTTTGGACTGCGAAATCTCAATTAATGGCTGCCCAAAGGTTGGTGGTGCGTCCTGCAAGTTCTGCTACAAGAACAACACCGACAAGCCCGCAACCAACATGAGCCTTGAGGATTTCAAGAAGGTCATCAGCAAGTTCCCCAGGAATTTGAGTCAGATTGCGTTGGGAATCACGGGTGTTCAGACCAATCCCGACTTCGTGGAGATGCTTCGTTGGCTTCGTGAGGACATGGGCATTGTCCCCAACTACACCCTCTCTGGCGCCGACCTCAATGACGAGATCTTTGAGGCTACGCTCAAGTATTGTGGCCGTGTTGCGGTCTCTGTCTATGAGACTGACAAGAACCTTTGCTACAACACCATCAAGAGGTTCAACGAGCGTTCCAAGGACTTCTGCAACATGCACATCATCCTCTCTGACTCCAACCTTCCCTTCGTGGAAGAGGTTCTTGGGGACATTGCTGATGGCAAGGTTCCGGGTCTTCGCAACATCGTGTTCCTTCGTTGCAAGCCGGTTGGTCGGGCTTCCAAGTTGCCTTGCACCCTCTCTGTGGAGACCTTGGACAAGGTTATTCGGAAGTGCGAGGAGATTGGCATTGGATGTGGCTTCGACTCTTGCTCTTGTGGCATCGTTCAGGACTACTACAAGTCCCGTGGAAGGGCTGACCTTGTGAAGTATTGCGAGCCGTGTGAAAGCTCCAGAATCTCGGGCTACATCAACACGTTTGGGCAGTACTACCACTGCTCCTTCTGCGAACACGTTCCCAACTTCAAGTCCTACAACTTCCTCACTGACGAGTTCGACTTCCACAAGTTCTGGATTGAGGATTGCGCCATGTACAGGAAGCTTGACACGGCGAACAACTGTCCTTGCTTCAAGATTCTTGAGAACAACGCAAAGAAGGAGAATTGAAATGGACCCGCATAGAAACGACAAGTTCAAGCACACCGAACCCAAATTCCATAACACGAAAGACAAGTTTGGGAATCAACTTGAAGTTGGGGATGTGGTGTACTACCTTCACACGGACCGGATATACAATGAACTCAGAATGGGAACAGTCACACACTTCACAAAATGGAAAGTTGGAGTGGATGGCATAGCGCGTGACTCTGACAGGATTGCGAAGGTGAATGGAACGAAAATTCCAGGTGTAAAGGAGAATTGAAATGACATTGACATTCGAGATTAGCGATGTGACTTCCCTTGTTGGGGAAAGGGAGCAGAACGTGAAGATACAAGACCTTCATTGCTCTGCTTCAGAGATGGGACTTGCCAAGCACCTCACTGAGGTTGTCACGAAGGAGGTCAAGGAATTCATCAACAAGTCTAACAAGGAGAAAACCAAGTGAAGAGACTTCTTGCCATAGCCACCCATCCCAGGATGTACTACTTCTTCAGGCGTGGTCTGGAGAGGATGGTTCTGCTCCATGCCGCTTGCGAGATGCTTCACATCAAAGATCCAACGGTGTGGGATGTTGACAGGGTCACTGACATTCTGAACAAGATTCTTGAGGCAATCCACGAAGATCCTCATCTGCTTGATGGGAACAAGATTGTGTGTGAGCATCTGTTCTGGACGAGAATGTTGTCTCGGTTCAAGAAGCTCACAATTTCAAGGGAGACGACCAAGAGGATTCTTGACGAGTATAATTTTACAGTGGAACACATCAAAAAGGAGAACATCACCAGTTTCGACGTGATTACGACCCACGTTCTGATGGTGAAGATGTTTGGAAACCTTATTTAACCAACAACCAAAACAAAAAGGAAACAACAAAAATGAAAGCAGTACTAATCACAATCGGTGCAATTATTGGAATCGGACTCATTGGGCTTTGCATGCTCATGTCCTCGCGCAATGGCGCAATCAACCTTGAGGAGCAGGTGAATACGGCCAAATCTGGCATTGACGTTCAGCTATCCAACAGGTTCAACAAGCTCCACGAGTTGGCGGCTTGCGTCAAGAAGTATGACGAGCATGAGTACAACACGCTCGTGAAGGTCATTGAGGCTCGTGGCAAGAACATGAGTGGGACAGAGGCGAAGCAGTGCATTGCCGCGTTCTCCAGGGTTGAGGAGCGTTATCCCGACCTCAAGTCCCAGAAGAACTATCAGCACTTGATGAACGACATCTCAATCACAGAGAACCACTTGGCTCAGCACAAGAAAGCCTACAACGAGACAGTGAGGGACTATTCCTACTACTGCCGGAAGTTCCCTACGTCCATGTTCCTCTCAATCACGGGGTACATCGCAAAGGACTTCAAGTATTACGAGGCTGAGGAGCATACTCGGGACACCAAGCCTCTTGAGTTGTTCTAACAGAACCTTCCATCGAACAGTTGGGGAATTGGAGACATGAGACACCGAATTTGGGACAAAAAGTGGGAGCGCAATGGGTGGGGCTACAGACCCCTCCCACAGGACGCCAAGAGCCCGATAATCCTCATTGAGGGCGATGGTTGGGACTTGACCCTTCGGGAACTCATCTTCTCCATCCTCATCCTCGGCGTGTTGTTCTTCATTGGGTTCATGGTTTCTGGCGTCATTGAGGAAAAGGTAAATGACAACAACCTCAAGTACAACCAAGCAGTTGCCCTTCAATCCAACGACGAATTCCGTCACGCAATGGACACTGACGTTGGCTTCATCTTCGCAAATGGGACGTTGGTTGCTGACAAGCCAGTGAAGAACGAGCATCTTGATGGCGAGTGGCTATGGGTTGCTGTTGAGCATCAGAAGTACCAAATGCACACCAGGGTTGTGACCTATACTGTCACAGATTCCAAGGGCCGAACCCATACCAGGCATCGTACAGAGACATATTGGACTTGGGATACGGTTGGCAGGGAAAGCACACATTCCCCCACTGTCACCTATTGTGGCGTTCAGTTTCCCTACAACAAGTTTGGATATGGCTCTATGCCGGAGGATACGTCAAGGCACTCAACTGGCTACCATAAGAGGGATATAGTACACGCAATGCCAAAGACGTTCAACGCAACTGTGTTTGCAGAGGCAAAGGGAAACGATTTGGCTGGCGAGGGAATATATCTCACCACGCTCTCTATGGAAGAATATCGGAAGTGCTTGACTGACAGTTGCGCAATCTCCATATTCTGGATATGCTGGTCAGTACTTATGGTTGGTGCGTTGGTTCTGTTCTATGCCATTGAGAACGATTGGTTGGAGGATTGATGAATGGAGGGTGTGATATATCTGGATGAAGATGAGATTCCGATATGCTATATGTCAGAGGAGTCTATGTTAAAGGACACCATGAAGATTCTGCCAAATGCCCATACGAGATATGGGATTGTGTCAAACCCGTGGGATGTAAAGAACTACTATGATTACTTGAAGAAGGAAAGGGGAAACAACAATGGATGATTTCGACAGAGGGTTCGACAACATGATGTCTTCAGCGCTTGAATACGAGATGTTGACAAGACAAGGGAAGCCAATTCCAAGGGAGCTTCGGGATAGACTTGACGAATCCAGAAGATGGTTGAATGGTCTTTCTGATTCCGATTACAACAGGTTGATTCACTAACATGGAAACATCTACCATTATTGCGTTTCTGTTCGTGTATTATTGGTTCTTTGTGTGGCGCAAATAGGACTTCTTTCTGCTGTATAATTGAACGAGGAAGGAAATGCTTTATGGATATGACAAGACGCAATTTCGTGGGTTCTTTGGTTGCCGTGATGGCAATACCCGCGATTGGAAAAGACGATTGGTTTGAGGACATTCAGGTTGACCGATACTATGACCTTCAGGGAGGGCAATATGGAGATACTGGTGGATATGGTCAGCCTGGCTATTCAATGGGTCCAGAATTGATTGGTCAAATGGAATATTGGGAACATTGTCGTGAACTTGAGGACAAGTTGGACTTCGTAGAGCGAAAAGGATTCTATCTGACGCCATCTTCGTATTTCGGTGAGCCACATAGAAGATATGACAAGATGCCATTGACGAAGGAATGGATGATGGAGTTCTACAGGAGGCACAAGGGAGAGACTTGGGAAATGTGGAAATCCGATTACGACAACCACATTGCTGGATTGAAGTCCCGTGGATGGCGGCTTGTGAATGGAAGGTTCATGAACCCAGACCTTGGATATTGATTTTGTGGAGATTGTTGAAATGAATGGAAAATTGACTATTGGCGTAGTTGGTACGCAAAATACAGGTAAGTCCACCTTCATAAAGGACATTTTGGAGAAGTTCAAGGGAACACCAATGGAGTTCAAGACAGTTGGGTGCGACTACAGAAAGAAGATTGAGGAAAAGGGACTCAAGATAAATCGGGAGGGAAATCTTGAAAGCCAGAAAATCATCTTCAACACCTTGGTGGAGCAGCTTGACATCATTGATGGGATGCCAGATGGGTGCTACATCACAGACCGTTCCCCAGTTGATGCATATGTCTATACGAAGTACCTCAAGGAACACAATCCTTCGCTTGGAATCACTGACGACGACTTGCAAATCATGTTCAACAGGCTTTGCGTGGAGATGCCAAGGTACGACAAGGTTGTGTTTCTCGACTTGAACAATTGCGCGAACGTTGCAGTTGTGGATGACAAGTTCAGGGACACGAACCTTGAGTTCAGGAAAGAGATTGACATGCTCTTCAAGGAGACCTTGTTGAAGCTTGTCCTTGGCGGCGTGGTTTGCGTCTCTGATTCAATTTGTGGAACGAGGGAGGAACGTATTGAAAAGTTCATCGAGCTTGTCAATGCGCAGGGGATCTTCGACGCAAGATATGATTCTGCCCTTCCAAAATATCCTGACCCAGTGCAGAAGATGGACCAGATGTACGAGTATGGCTATCGTGTCACTGACAAGTACGTGTTCTTCTATGGGAGCTTCCTCTCAAACTTCGCAAGGTGCAAGTTCACTTGGGAGTACATGGGGCATATCCACGAGTTCTTTTGCACTGAGCAGGCGTTCATGTGGGCAAAGGCGCAGTATTTTGGGGATTATGCAACTGCCAAGAAGATTCTTGACGTGATTGGCGATCCGATGGAGTGCAAGAAGTTGGGGCGTTTGGTTCAGAACTACGACGACGAGAAGTGGTCTGCCATAAGGTACGAGGTGATGCGAGACGTGAACTTGGCCAGGTTCAATCAGTGCTCCTACCACTACAACAAGTTGATGAATCCAGAGTTCAATGGAAAGATCTTCGTGGAGGCTTCCCCCATTGATGGAATCTGGGGCATTAAGATGGGTATCAAGGACAAGGGGGTTCTTGACGAGAGGAATTGGAAGGGTCAGAACCTCCTGGGCAAGGCATTGACAGAAGTCAGAGAGAAGCTTGTTGCTTTACACGATTCTGACAAAGAGGTATAATATCCCAAGGAAAGAACGATACACATGAACTCATTTGGACATTTGACAGTAAGCATCATGAAGTCCCTTCTGAGGATTGGCGTATGTGCTTGGTGCATTTATACTGGTGCGATAGTCCCTCTGGCCATTGGATTTCTCGCTGCCGAGGTTCTTGGCATTGTGGAAGAACTTGTCGATAAACGCTCATAAAGGGAAACATACATGAAAATCAGGACAGACTATGTAAGCAACTCAAGTTCCAGCTCCTTCATGGTGGTTGGCAAGGTATTCACCTGGGACGATCTCGTTGCCATGGCGAAGCACAACAAGCTGACATCCAAGTACCATGATATAAAGGATGGCGAGGAGCCAGACTACGAAGATTGGGACTCCTACGACATCATATCTGAACTGGAGGGCAAGTTCCCAGACCTTGAGTTCAACCGTGGATTGGACAACTATTACGACGAATATTGCGTTGGAATTGGATACTACGGCATGAAGTCAGACGAGACGAGGAAGGACTTTGAGGCACGTGTCGCAAAGCAGTTGACCGAGATGGTTGGCTACGACATTACATCAGTAAGTTGCCTTGTCGATGGTGGAAGGGACGACGGATGAAGATTAGAACAGACTATGTAAGCAACTCCAGCTCCAGTTCATTCATCATAATCGTGAATTCTGGAACTGACAGAACTGACGAAATCAAGTCCGACTTCCTCTCGTACAAAGACGATTGGACATCATATCCAATTCCAAACACCAATGGCAAGCACGAGTTTGGCTGGGAGTGGGAGGACACCAACAGTTTCGAGGGCAAGTTGAACTTCGTCGGGATTCAGTTGATGTATCTCTTCTTGGAGAAGATTGACAACAGGGAGCGCGAATACAAGAGACCCTATACTGGCAAGGACTTCGACCGTCTCTACGACATGCTCAAGAAGGTCTGCAAGGAGAGGTTTGGCTTCAATGTGAAGTTGAACTCCAATGCAATCAACACGGACATTTGGTTCAGTGAGGACAAGGGTGGCTACTATGGCTTCACCAATTTGTCTGACGACTACTACATCGACCACCAATCCGCTTCCTCAGAGGGAGAGTGCATGGAGATGTTCGCGTCAGAGGATGCGCTATACGACTTTCTCAGGTTCGACGAGTCCTACATTCGAGGTGGAAACGACAATTCTGAGGGACCAGAGGGCTGTTGACAGGAGGACTATCTGCATGAAGATAAGAAGCGACTATGTGAGCAATTCCAGTTCAAGCTCGTTCATCATCACATTCAACGATGGTGGGAAGTGCATTGACAAGAAGTTCATGGAAATTATCAAGCGATGCCATATCATTGGAATTCATGGGAATTGCAAGGATAAGGAACAATATGACGAGTTCAAGAAGCGCATCATCGTTGAGTTTGGGGAGAAGTGCCTTGAAGAATGTTGGTTTGACGAAGACGAGCCAGGAATTCGCATCTATACTGAAGTAGAGAACATCAAGCCCAACAACGAGAAGCAGATTGAGATAATCAGGGACATTCTCGCCTTGAAGAACCCTTGCTTCGACTGTTGTTGTGGCGATGACTTTGGAGACGATCTCGCAAATGCCATCCAGACTGCAACAATCTTGGAGTTCAAGTACAAGGATATCAAGATTGATGGGGACGATCACCTGGAATACCGTTCCATTCGTGGAACCGAGTTGGACAATGATTGATTCAACTTTACACATTATGCCAAAGGTGGTATAATATGGTTGGATAGGAGAATGCCAGAATGAAAGTACGCATAGATTATGTAAGCAACAGTTCATCTTCGTCTTTCGTAATCAACAAGGATGCTGCTAAAGCATCGAAGATGTTCCTTGACGATTTTGGTCAGTACTTGACCAATTGCTATGGTGATTCATTGGGAGAGACTTTCAATATAGGGGTCACGGAAAGTGGTTTAGAGGACGAGTGGCACGATTGGATGCGCCCCGAGATGTTCGCCGAGTTCTACATTCAAGGCAAATACGATTGCGAAACTGACACCCATGCCACACCCAAGAAGCCTGAGGACATCGTTTCGCTTTCGTTTGAATGCGACGATTGGGATCATACTGGCATGATGTACCTTGTGTTCCTCTACAAGTATTTCAAGAAGTTTGGCTTTGAGCCAGACACATCCTGTTCAGAGCAGACATTCCCACCTGAGGAGAACGACTCCTTCTTGGGCAAGATTCTGGACAGGCTCAGCCCAAACACGCCAAGTGGAAAGGAAACCAACCATGAAGATTCGCACTGACTATGTAAGCAATTCAAGTTCTTCAAGCTTCATTGTAGCCCTGCCCAAGGACTACGAGTTCAAGAAGTTCATCAAGGATGTGTCCCGGGCTTGCGTAGCCAACCCAGATTGGGACGGCTATACGAAGGAGGAGATAGGTCGAATCAAGGAAATGAACAAGCGAAATCTCGACTATTGCCTCAATACGCACGAGCTTCTGTTTCTTGGATCCTTCTGCCACGAATACAAGCGTAACACCATCAAGGGCAAGAAGAATGTTGATGAGATCTTGAAGTCCTGCAATTATCACAAGGAGAATTGTCCCGAAATGTTCCACGACAAGATTGTGTCTCAGGACGAGAACAAGGTTGTATTGGAATACCCTATGGTGTCCTCTGGCCGAACCATTCCAAACGACTACATGTACGGGGTTCGCCAATGGCAGAAACCAACAGAGAACGACAAGAAGCACTACAAGGATGTTGTTGATGCCATTGTCAATGAGCTTTCTGGATATAGATGGTATGAGACGAATTCGGGCCTATATGAGATCACAATGAACACCATCTTCAACACAGAGGCTTTGCTTGCCGAGAGACCAAACGACTTAAAGTTGGACAAGTGGTGTTCCGACCTTGATGCTCTCAAGAAGATGATTGCCGATGGGAACAGGATATTTGGAATCGACATGCACCAGTCTGGCGATGGCGAATCCTCCACCTCAATCTATGCGTTGTCTGGATGGGATTCTGACGCATTCAAGTATTCTGACGTTCAGATATTGGATTGTGAATGTGGTTGATAATGGTAAATACTTCCGAAAGCGTATAATTGACTTTAGGAAGATATTGACATGGCGAATAACACAAACCATAGTGTATTGACCAATTCGGCAAGCCCAGTGGACAGGATGAACAAACTCAACACCGTTGGGGCAGGGAATGCTGGTCAAGATGGAGAGGATAACAGAATCCAAATTCTGGCATAGAACCGGAACTTTGAGACCTTCAAGGCATACACAAGCAAGATTGAGAAGATTGTAGACAAGCAGGGGGTAATCTCGCTTCAGAACCCTGGAATCTCAACTGCTTTCTTTGGCTACGTCTCAGACGAGTTCAACCACAACTACATTCCCCTCATCACTGACAAGGCACAAAGGCTTTGGCAATATCGTGCGATTTCCGAGTTTCCTGAGTGCAACTGGTGCATAAACGAGATTGCTTCTGACTTCCTTACAGTGTCCTCAACTGGCGAGTTCATACGTCTCAATTTCGCCCAAGACATTTCGGATAGGTTGAACCAACAAGTTCAGAACCTCATCCAAAAGGAGTTCGACAATTTCATCAAGCTCTTCGACATCAGGAACAACATTGTTGACATCATCAGAACATATGTGATTGAGGGCGAGGTTGCTTGGGAGAACATCATAAACCACGACATTCCTTCTCTTGGCATTGTCGCCGTGAAGAGGATTCGCAACGATTTCTACGACATTCTCATCAATCAAGCGACAGGAGACAATTGCGGAATCTACTTCGACCTTGACAAGTACGCGCAGGAGTTGCAATATACTCTTTCGGCATACTACTCTCAGAACTCGGCAATCTTCAACACCATCTACACGAATGGGTATAGGGGATTGGACTTCAGTTCAGCGCAGAATGTAGTGCCATTGCTCTTTCCTCAGATAACGTATTTCTCGCACGACAAGAAGTCCCCAAACGGAAGAGTGACATATTCAATCATCGAGGGAGTGAAGCAGGCGTACTATCAGTTGGTTCTATTGCAAGACGCAGCAGTGATTCTTCGTGTGACAAGGGCTCCGCAAAGGTTGTTGTTCAACATAGCCACCGGGGGAATGGCTGACAAAGTTGCACATGAATATGTCCGTAGGTTCGCCAACAAGCTTTCTGAGAAGAAGGTTGCGAAGATTGACCGTCAATCCAACAATTCCATGATTGGAAAGACCTACAACCCATCTTCCATGTTGGATTCTTGGGTGTTTCCAAAGTCAAACGCGAACGATGGAACGACAGTATCCACTGTTGAATCCACTGCCCAATACGATCAAATAGACGACCTCAAGTTCTTCTTGAAGCGTTTGGTGAAGCAATTTGGTGTTCCTTACACCCGTTGGGACAACTTGGAATCCAATTCGTACAGGGCATCAACAGAGATAACGCAAGAGGAATTCTCGTTCTCCAAGTTGGAGTTGGCAATCCAAATGAAGTTCGCAAAGGCTTTGCAGGATTCCTTCATCGTGCATTTGAAGCTTCGTGGGATTTGGCAGCAGAATCAATTGAACGAGAACGACTTCTATGTTGAGTTCACGCCACCATATGTCTATTCCAAGTTCATCTCCAATCAGGAGATTTCTCAGAAGATGGACTTGTACGCCAAGTATGCTGACAGAGACGAGTTCTCGAAGACTTGGGCGCAGAAGACCATATTGGGAATGACTGACGACGAAATCAGCGACAACAACAAGTTCAGGATATTCGACGCAATCATTGCAGCGATAACCGAAGGCATTGGCGAGAAGTACATGGGTGGCGAGTTCAATGAGAAGATGGTCACGAAGATCAAGACGCTCTCCATTTCGTCTCTTGAGAACATCCTTTCTGCCAACATTCTCACTCCAAACCAAATCAGCGTAAAGACTGAGGAAGAGCAGAATGGCGAAGGTGGAGAAGGAGGCGAAGGTGGTGACTCTGGGGCTGAAGGTGGAGGAGATGATTCTGGTGGAGGTGACGAAGCAGGCGGAGATGAAGCCGCTGGGGACGAAGGTGGTGAAGACGAGAATCCATTTGGTTGATGATGGAGGCATGTGATGTTTCAGAGAGTTGAAGATCCCAAATATCGGTTCAATCCACTTTACAGAAACCACTTCAAGCCAGGGCAGTTCGTGTCAAATCCGAACGCCACATTGCCAAACTCTGAACTTGGAATCCATGTTGGACTTTACGATGGCTCTTTGGGTGGATTCGACTGGCTTGGCGAGGATAACAACACTCGATTCACATATTCTGACCTTGAATTGGACAGAATGATATCTGAATTGAACGAGAAAGGATATGGCGACATGGGAATGGAGCAGTAGGATGGAATGACTTGCGACTGGCCTCAGAGGACGATGCATATCCGAGTTTGGAGATCACATACGAGATGACCATGGAACAATACAGCAACATACTTTACATTTGCGTCAAATTGGACGACAAGAGCAAGAACGCGCTCAAGACGTTTGCAAAGGACGTGTTTGGAGATGATGGGTGTAGAAGGTATTTTTGCGACCATTTGACTCTGGCGTTTGGACGGCAGTGCGAACTGTTCAACATGGACTTGATTGGAACGAAAGTCAAGTTGAAGGTCGATACCATCGCATATGACGACAAGATTGCTGCTGCGGTTGTCGATAGAAAGCAAGTGGAGCATTTGGGTGTGAACAATGAACATCCACACATCACATTGGTGGCGTTCGATTATTTGACGAGACCAGTATATTCCAATCACATGTTGGAGTTGTATGAGTATGAGACAGTTTCGTTCCCCAAAGACCCCATTGAACTGTCTGGCGAAGTTGTCGCCATACCCAAATCCTGATCGCCATTTTCCTCAATGACATCATTTGGATTGTCCAATTCCCCTTCCATTGGAAGTTCTGGTTCATCGTCCTTGTTCAATTCGCACATCTTGTCGAGAATTTCCTTAAGCCTGACCAACACCGTGGGGTCTTTCTTGTAGTGCCCGAATAGATAATGCAGAAGTTTGTGGCAATATGAATTGAGTGGGATGAAATTCTGCTCGTTGGAAATGTCGCAATATGACTCAACCTCTTGATCTGTCTTCAAGTGATGGACATTGAAGCCCTTTACCAATCTTCGCCCAGTTATGTAGTCCCTATGGTTGAACAATATTGCCATGTGGGAGCGAAACTCCTTCCATTCCGGGGACTTTCTGAATTTCTCCTTCAGATTTTCCACGTATTTCTTCTTGTTCTTCTTCGGTCTTGCGCCAGAATCCGAGCGCAACATATTCTTGTTCCTATGGTCTCGTCGAGTCTTTTTCTTGCTCAAAGCTTTGACCTCTTTTGATGTGTTGTTGAACGGCCTTGGGAATAGTCCCTTGACTATATATATTTACCACAAGAATCATCTGAGAATATTGCATTCTGACTTCAGAATTCGGCATTTTGATCCAGAAATTGTGTATAATTGGAGGTAGTAGATTAGACAGCACACAAACACAACAACTAAATGAGGATATTTATATGAAGGGAATCATACCCGGAATGGATTGCGACACCGAATTCGACAAAGACAATTTGGTGTCGTTTGGAAAGCAGACGAAGAACATATTTCACCTATGGCTTATTGACGAGATAGAGAGCGCGAGGAATTTCATGAAGTGGTTTGACATACTTCAATCTGCTGGGGAGGATGACTTGGTTGTAATACATATCAATTGTTGGGGTGGGGAGCTTATGACTGCCATTCAGATTATCACCCAAATAAAGATGTGCCAAGCTCCCGTATTGTGTCAGATTGAATCGGCTTGTTGCTCTGCGGCGACTATGATTGCCTTGGCTTGCGATGGATTGACTTGCTATCCACATGCATATATGATGATTCACACTTCGTCTGGATGCTCCTTTGGCAAGCAGTCTGACATCAAGCGCGAAGAGGAGTTCTACAATCCTTGGCTTGAAAACTTCTTCCAAGAAATATACAAGCACTTTCTCACCAAGAAGGAAGTTCAAGAGGTTCTTGCTGGGAAGGACTTGTGGCTCAGGTCAGATGAGGTCATGGAGCGTTTCAAGAGAAGGGTTGATATCATCAACCGTGAGACAAACAAGGCGAAGCGCGAACATATGAGGAAACTCAATTCGTTCATGTCAAACCTTCAGAACATGGAGACGCAACAAGCTCCGGCAGAGGAGCAGGAATCCCCTGCTCCTGAGAAGAAGACCAAGGAAAAGAAATCGTCTTCAAGGAAGAGAAATGGAAAGACGAGGAAAAATTGACAACAAAGGAAAGAGGTTATAAATGCAACCACCAATTACACACTACAAGGACGAGCCAGTGGATCAGACCGCTGCAGAACTCGTAAGCAAGGAGATTGATGCTGAAGCCCAGCAGGCGAAGCCCGCAGCTCCATTGAAGGTTCTCCCAGTGGAGAAGCCAGCGAAGAAGCAAACCAACGCAAGCAATATCGTCAATGCCTTCCGTCAGAAGATGGCTACGGCATCGACTCCAATCGAGCTTCCAAGCATTGGAAAGACGATTGAGTTCAAGGAAATCTCAACTTCTGAGCAGAAGGAGTTGTCCAAGATTGCGCTTCAGAGCAATTCGCGCTCTGACATCATGTATTGCGCAATGCTCAGTCTCATCAACAAGCTCGTGGTCGATAAGGGATTTGACATCAAGGACTATACAGAGTTCGAGCGTATCTTGGTGACGTTGAACCTTCAGCAGATGAACAAGTTGAATCCAGAAATCAAGTACACTTGCTCAAGTTGTGGCAGGGAGAACGTCTATACGTTGGACACACCAAAGATGCTCAGGAATTTCGCAAAGACCTACAAGCCAGACCAGACCATTGAGGTTGAGGCGGGTGGCAGGAGATTTACGTTCATCGTTGGCTGGCCAAAGGTTCTCGCAGTGGAGGACTTCTTCAAGAACTACTACAAGAAGTACGACAATTCTGGCAAGGCAATCAAGGAGTCCATGGACAACTTGTCTCAGATTGAATACATCACAATGTTCATCAAGAGCGTCACTGTCTCCGAGGTCTCTGACCCAGAGGACAAGATTACGGCGAATTTGGAGGAAATGACCTACAACGAGCGTGTGCAGATCATAGACTCCATGCCACAAAGCATCCTCTTCGACGACAACACCGGCGTGGTTTCCAAGGTGATTGAAACTTTCGTGAATCCAATGAACGATGTGTTCAAGTACAGGGATTGCGCGTTCTGCGGCGCAACTCAGGACGGACAGGTGGCAAATCTCTCCGATTTCCTTGGTGGTTGATGCCACCTTGGAAATCCAAGCAAGCGAGGTTCGGGCGCACATAGTTCCCGAACCTTGTTGTATAATTGAGATATGTCAAGCAAACGCCTATTCATAAACGGTTTTCCAACGAACAGAATACCAGTGAAAGTTCCGAGCACTGGTCAGAACATCGTGATGCGAGAAACCACAGTTGTCGAATTGAAATCCATATCAAAGACCATCATAGACAACTTCAACAGAAGGCAGATGGATGTCATATACGATGCTGTCACTGAATATCTCCAAGCCATGATAGTCACTGAGGGAGTTGATGTCACCAAATTCACAGAGTTCGACAGATTGTATTGCTTGATGGTGTTCTTTCAGATTTCATTCTATCGGGATCCAGTTAACTTCAAGTGTCCCCATTGTGGCGTTGAAATCGTGTATAGGTACGACATGGTTAAGTATCTCTCAAAGATGGAGGAAGCCTATGTGGATGATTAGGAGATTGAGATACCACACAAGAACAAGATATACAGATTCGTCATTGGCTGGCCAACCATAAAGACCGTTTCAAGCCTCAATAGACATTTCTACAACGAGCTTGGAACTGTCACTGAGGATATGGAACGTACCCAATATGGCATACACTATGTTCTCTCTTTCGTGAAGAAGGTGGCGTTCCGCAGCAGTTTCTCTGACGAGATTGAGGCAGAGGTCGATTTGGAGGTGCTTGACAACTTCCAAGACAGACTTGATTGCCTGAATGCATTGCCCTCAATGGTGACATTCGACGAGAACAACGGCATATTCTCGAAGGTTACTGGATTCTTCATCAACAGGCTTGAAAATTGCTTTGGTTCAGAGACATGTCCACAATGCCATAGGGATACGGAATATGGCTTGCCACAATCAAGTCTATTCTATAGTTTGTTCTATGGTATGCTTCGTTCATTGTATGGTTTCGTTCTTCAAGTGGAATGTCTTTGCATCTACAGATATGGGTCTTGCATCTTCGACAAGGAGGAACACATGACCTACAACGACTTGCAAAATCTCGTGAAGCAGCTACAAACAACCGAGGAAAAGAGCGCAAGGGAGCGTCAGAAGGTAGGAAAGGACAACTTCACCAAGGGTCTATTCTGGATCCGAGAGATACTGAACACAATGGTGTTCCCTGAAGACCGCAAAAAAGGTAGAGAATGATTGTTCAATCCTTGATGTATGCGCAAATTGGCCAGTGGGTTTGCGTCTAATCCCCAGACATCACCAAATAGCAAGTCCAAACCTGCATGTTCTCGTCTGGCTTCTCGTATTCGACTTCCATATAGGAATTGGTGTAGGGGAAGCAAAGTCTGTTCTCTGATGGGTTCTTCCATCCATCTGGCGTGGTGTTCTTGCCAATCAAGTCCTGAAGGTTCATGTCCAACTTGTGGTCGTCGTCATTGTCCACTTGATTGAATGGCTAATCTGCCCAACCCCCCTTCTGAGCATAGACTTCATGCTTCAATCTCGTTGGGACTATGCAATAGGTGGTTTCGTCTATGGTTGGCGACTTGAATCTACTTGCCAATAGATATGCTGCGTTACCATCTACAAGGCACAGAGTGTCGTCATCTGCCCTGAGGTAATCCAAATGGTTCACTGGCTTCTTCGATGACTTCTTCAATGGAGAGAGCTTCAAGAAGGAGTTGTTGTTTCTTGGATCGGATATGAGTGAAAGTATCATCTTCTAATCCTTGAATACGAATAAGGTTGTTGCCGACTTCTTGAGCTTCTTCTCCTTTATCTCCCTTTGGGTTGGTGGATCGAAGTTGTTGATTGTGGATTTGGTTGCATCTCTCTGCACGCTTGGATTTCCTCTCTTGTTTACCCTTTGGTATCCACCATAGACATTGTGCTCCTCGTCCTCATATAGTCCAATCTTCTTGGCAGCATTCTCTGCGGCTTGGCTAATCAAGTCCAAGGTGTCCTTCTTCTCGGTCTTGTCGATTTGCTCGTCTGGCTCAATCTATCCACTTGCCACATATGCCCTCAAGGAGATTTCGTAGATGTACTTGCGAAGGAATGGGTTCATCATGGAATCGTTTGCTCCGTTCTCCACAATTTGCACAATCTCGTACTTCTGCCTATATACGCCAAGCGAGCCATCTTCTGCCGGAACAGGAACGTCAATCAAGTCACCAACCTCTGGCTTCACCTTGTCGATGTACTTGCCAATGACAGTAGTGTCATGGTATATCACGCCACCACGAATGCCACCCATTATCTTGATTGCGCCATTTCTGTCCTTCTACACCGAAGTCACTTCAAGATGCAAGTGGCAATCCACCATGTCATCCTCAAATGGATCGTAGTGGTCTCCCTTGTAGAGCAAGGGATTTATTCTCCCAGTGTCAATCTTGAGGTTTCCATGCTCCAATATGTCGCAAGGCATTGATATTGGCAAAGGTGAGGCAATCTCCTGACATTCCTGTGGAACAAGCAATTGATCAAGGGTTCTGTCAGAGATAACTGCCCTCAATACGCCATCGAACAAGTCAGTATTGAAGTCTATGAGAATGTTGTCCCTGTTCTTAATCAAGTCATCGTCGTTGTCGAAGTCCAAGATGAACTCTGTGTTTCCAACAACCTTGTATTCCCTCCATTGGGAGAGCTTCTTGGCGAGAGATATTGCGAAGTCAGTTTGGTCAAGCCACATCGTTATCGTGGAGTCTGGGATTATGCCATAGGCGTTGAGGTTTATGCCATCTGACTCGAACTTGAGCAAGGCAATCATGTTCACTGGGTCTTCCCACTCCTGGACATATCCTTCTCCATAGGCGTGTATTGCCAGATTGTTGGAATCCAGAATTGGCTTGAACACCTCCGGATAGGGGGTCTTCAACTTCCAATACCTGATGTCCTGGCCATAGGCGCGAATCTGGTCCCGTATATATCCTTCTTGAACCATAGATTCAGAATATACGTTTTGGAGAGAGCCTATGCGAAGCCCGTTAGTTTCCTTATTCTATATGATAGCCATATAAAGTATTTACCATTATAAATATTTTGTGTAAAAAATAGTAAATACCAATAGAACGATACCCCAAGGAATGTGGTGTTCCAAGGGGCATCTAATCACAAACAATAAAGGAGTATTGATTATGACTAAAGAGAATTATACATAGATGACCAATGAGTAGTTGTCGCTATTAGTAAGAAAACTACAAATTAGTAATAAGAGATTAAAAATATATTTGATTGGTCATCAAAGTTCATTATATAATGAAATTGTTTCAAGAACACATTTTTTAGATGATTGGTATAAAAATAAACCCGTTCCAATGTTAGCCAGGTTATATTGTATTGAACATAATCTAAAATCATAGCCTACCTGTAAAAATCCAAATTGCAAACACCATAATCCTATAGTTGGATGGATGAATGGAGTGAATAGATTTAGAGATTACTGTTGCATTTATTGTGCAAATAACGACCCAATACATCAACAAAAAATGCAAGACACCATGGAAAACAATTATGGTGTTCGTCATGCTTTACAATCAAAAACATTTTTGGATAAAGCTAAAAACACTTGTAAGAAAAATAATGGAGTAGATTTTCCATAGCAATCATAGACGATAAGGGACAAAACGCATAAAACTAATTTGGATAATCTTGGAGTAGCATATCCTCTTGAATCTGAGATAATAAAGGGGCAGGTAAAAATAACTAACAACAATAATTATGGTGTAGATTGGGCATTTTAGTCAGAGAAAGTGAAAGATAAAATAAAATAGTCCATACAATCCATATACGGGGTTGATAATGTTTCAAAATCAGATGAAATTAAGTTATTGAAAGAATAGACAACTCTTTCCAATTATGGTGTATTATATTATTCATAGACATCTGAATTTCATAAACGTTGTCATAAGCGATATACTAATTCAAAGTATCCAGATATGACATTTGCAACATCTTGGGAATTCAAGGTTTATGATTTTCTTACTGAGCATAATATTCTATTTGAGTATCAACCAGATATATCCATTCATTATGAATATGAGGGTATATCCCATACTTATCATCCGGACTTCCTGGTGAATGGCAGAATCTACGAAGTCAAGGGAGACCATTTCTTTAGAATAAATGAAGAAACTGGCAAAGAAGAAATGTATTGTCCTTGGAGAAAGCAAAATATTTCAGATGAAGAATATGTGGATATTTGTCGCAAAGAAGAAGCCAAACACCAGTGCATGATTGCTAACAATGTAATCATATTGAGAAGAGAATAGATAGAAAACTTGGATTCTGTGTTCAATATATGACAATTGGCAACTGAAGTTGAAACTTGCCACTTGTCATCTAATGGTAATTATGTGAAGGGGTCAATTAGCGTTCTGCCATACGTTGCTGTCCCATTGGGCTACATAAGTGACATTGTGATCTGGAACTACTTCATCCACATTTGGAAGCCATCCCCCAAACGTGTATCCATCAAAAGTAACTTCTGGGGCAGTAATGGGATATCCAATGTACATCCAGTTGCTCCATCCTCCCTCGCCACCATTTGCGTCAAATGTCACCAAATATTCCTTTAGTTTCTTCCAATGGGCAAAGTATGTTCTACTCTTATCCACTTGGGAATATTCAGTAAGTTTATCACCCTGTTCTTTGGCAGTAAACCAACCAAGAAATTCATAGCCCTCTCTCTATGGTGGATTATTGAACCAAGTTATGTCAGCCAACACATGACCACAATTTGTTGTTGTAGATTTTTCCAATACACTACCCCATTTGCCACCATTTCCATTCCATCTTATCGTGCAATTTTGTGGATTCCATCGTGCAGTGAAAGTCAAATCTCTATTCCAAGTCCAGTTCATGCTTGACGTGAGTCTAGTTTGCTTTTCTGCATTTTTGGCATATGTACCTGGGAATGTTCTATACCATCCTTGGAAAGAATATCCTGGTCTTCTTGGACTTTCTGGCAACCCCTATACCCTTTGTCCAGATGTCTATGGTTCTGTTATTGGTTCAGTGGTATATTTAGTCACTGATTTGGTGGTCTTTGGATCGCGAGGATCTTGTACCTCTACGGTATATTTTATGAATCCCCCATTAGGGTCAAGGGTCAATATATAGGTGTCGGTTGCCATATTGCTATTTACCATTTGGCAGTTTCAGTTGAGGAATAGCGTATAATTGAACGAGAAGAAGGGTGAATAACAATGGAAACAGAACAATACTTTACACACATTAACGATAATACTGAGGACGTATTACTTGGAGTTAAAAAGGCATCACAAAGGATAGCAAATATAGTTGGACAAACAGCAGGCCCATATGGGCATAATATATTTCTTATGACAGGTCGTACGGCCAGAATCACGAAGGATGGCATTTCGGTGTTGCGTTCAATGACTGAGCCCGAGACGGAGTCAGATTTCATAGCATTGAGCGTCATTCGTTCTGCTTCAGACGAGACCAACCGAAAGGCTGGCGATGGAACTACTGCCACATGCATCCTCGCAAACGAGATATTTCAGAAGGGACATACGTTCCTCACTGCTGGCGTGAATGGCAACTTGCTCAGAAATGGCATAAGCAAGGCAAGCGAGTTGGCGCAGAAGCTTGTGGAGAAGAGCATAGCAACTCCAATCAAGGACGAGAAGGACATTTACAATGTGGCAAAGGTCTCTGCCAATGGTTCTGACGAGATTGCCAAGATTCTTACAGACGTGTTCTCCAAGATTGGCAAGGATGGAATGGCGCGTGTGGAGCTTTCCAACACCGACAAGACGACTTCCAAGATTGTGTATGGCATGACCATAGACCGTGGCTATGAATCTCCATATTTCGCAACCAATCCACATGGAGAGGCTGTGCTTGACAATCCAATCATCCTGCTCATCAACAAGAGATTGTCTGTTCTTGGGGAACTGCTCAAGCCTTTCGAGGCGTTGAGCAAGCTTAATCGGCCAATTCTCGTTGTGGCAGAGAACTATGACCCAGACATTCTCAACACGTTCATCGTCAACAAAATTCGTGGTCTTCCAATTTGCGCAATCCTTGGACCGAACTATGGCGAGTGGCGCACGAAGATGATGGAGGACTTGGCAGTTGTCACTGGTGGCAAGGTCATCTCCCCTGCAACTGGCTTGACTCTTGAGAACGTTTGCACTGACGCAACCATCTTGGGTAGCGCAAAGCAGGTGATCGTCACTGCTGAATCCACCTCAATCATCGCCGACACCACGAAGATAGACAAGAAGAGGTTTGACGACCAGGTTGCTGCGATTGACGCCGAGTTGGCAGACGAAAAGGCTACTGACTACGACAAGAACATCAACAGGACGAGAAAGGCGCGTATGGTTTCTGGAATCGGAATCATATCTGTTGGTGGGGCAACTGAGGCAGAGATGCACGAGAAGAAGGACTTGGTGGATGATGCGTTCGCGTCAGTTTCAAGTTCTCAGAAGAGGGGCATTGTCCCTGGATGTGGATTGACCTATCTCGCGGTTCAGGAGGAGTTGTATGCTTGGTTGAACGAACACCTCAATGAGCTTACCTCGGAAGAGGCTGCTGGATTCAGAGTGTTTGCAGACGCATTGAGCAAGCCATTCCTCACGATATGTGGGAACTCAGGAAAGCAGAATTCAGCTTATGCCTTGGGGCAGGTTCAGGAGGCGAATAGGGAGGAGCATCTTACCCACAACGAGAGCAAGCAATATGGCGTTCCGTTGTCTGGATGGACGAAGTGCGTGGATCTTGGCACTGGAGAAATGATTGACGTTCTTGAGAAGGGAATCGTGGATTCTGCGGCAGCAGTAATTGAGACCATGAAGAATGGCTCCGCAGCTGCTGGCCAATTGCTCTCGCTTTCAGGCGTGGTCAATACCCCCTTGAAGCCAATTCCTGTCCAACCTCAGGTGTAAAAAAAATCTGAAAAAATCTGCAAAAAGCCCTTTACTCATGCTGACGATTCAAGTATAATATTATTGTTGCAAGTGGTGATGTGAAAGATACTTCAACGCAAATTGGAAATTCGCACTAAACCCTCTTTCGCAGACTTTCCCTTGCAACATTTCTTTGAGAGATAAAGCAGAAAGGACAAAAGGACAAATGAGCAAGTTCAACGAGAAGAAGGCTGGCCCAGAGATGAAGAAGAACTTCATGGGCGAGGACGCATATGTGCTGTCCGACAAGGAAGCCCTAACTTCCATGGTAATGACCACGTTCCTTGCCAAGTCCTACTATGTCTCTGAGAGCGCATTGTTCGACAACATCTTGAACCTTGCTGAGAAGTGTGGTCATGAGTTCGTGGCGAAGTTGGCGTTGTATGCCAGGACGAAGGGCAACCTGCGTTCGGTGAGCCATCTTCTTGCAGCTTATGTTTGCAAGGGGTCTGAGCATCCATCTTGGCTCAAGTCCTTCTACGAGCATATTGTGGTTCGTCCAGACGACATGTCTGAGATTCTCGCTTGCTATGCCAAGTTGAGGGGATTTGGTCTTTCTGGTGGCAAGGTTCGCCAGATTCCAAACGCGATGAAGAAGGGATTTGGAACTGTCCTCTCAAACCTCTCGCCCTATCAGATTGACAAGTACAAGATGAATGGCAAGTGCTTGTCCTTGGTGGATATCGTGAATCTCATTCACCCTACCCCAAACGACAAGAACAGGGAAGCCTATCGCAGGTTGATGCACGGCGAGTCCCTTGATGGGACATACGATTCCAAGATTCTGGAGAAGGAGATGGCTGCAACTGGTCAGAATGCAAGCAACGACGAGGAGCTTGTTCTGGCGAAGCACGATGCCATCAAGTCGGTTCTTGAGTCTGGCATGCCAATAATGAACCTTCTTCGCAACCTCCGCAACATCATGCTCTACGCCCCGGATTTGATTGACGAGGCAATCAAGCAGCTCACAAACCACGACAAGATTGTGAATAGTCGGTTGCTCCCATTCCGATTCATGTCGGCCTATGACGTGATAGGGAAGTTGGACATCTCCGACTATGCCACCAACGTGGAGTCCGACACGAAGATCAAGTTCGAGTCCGACTTGGCGAAGATGAGCTTCTCGCGTCTTGACACCCTGAAGTCTAAGGTTCTGAAGGCTCTTGAGGAGGCAATGAACATAGCCTGCGAGAACGTCCCTGAGTTGGGTGGCAATTGCGCAATCCTCATCGACCACTCTGGCTCTGTTCGTGGAGATTGGGGTGGAGATTCAACTGTTTCTCCTTGGAGCAGCGTGCAGACAGCCCACATTGGCAACTTGTTTGGATCCATTATGGCGTTCAAGCAGAAGGATGTCTATATCGGGATGTTTGGCGACAAGCTCATTTCACCCACAATCGACAGGAGCATGGGCTTGCTTGAGTTCAACAAGCAGACCTATGCTGAGGGTGACAAGTGTGGTGGCGCGACCGAGAATGGTCTGTACACTTTCCTCAAGCACGTAATCTCTGAGAAGAAGCACATTGACAACTTCATCGTGTTCTCCGACATGGAGATTGGTGATGGTGGCGAAGGTGGTTGGGATCACACGAGCAGATCAGGTGTCCACTTCAAGGACTTGTTCAATGATTTCAGGAAGCTGAACCCAAATTGCCTTACGGTGTGTTGCAACATACGTGGGCAGAGTGGAACGTCAGTGTTCAACCCCAACCTCAAGATATTGAACGTCTCTGGTTGGTCAAACAACATCTTTGACGTGATTTCAATGTACAAGACTGGAAACTTGAAGTCCATGGTCGAGGACATTGAGAAGATGACTCTTTGACGATTTGAGAACCAGTGGTGAGTGGATTGTTACTTCTGATCTGTTAAATCAACCAAGTTACACCAATTCACAACTTTCCCTGGTTCTCTTTCTTTATCAACAACGCGCCTTTACAATTGGCGCGGATTGTTGTATAATATGGCATAGCAATAACAAGACAAAAGGAGCAACCATGCGTCACGTAACCATACCTAACTACACTGAGAATCGCCCCTATCAGGGATGCTGGGGATACCATACATACAACTTCTCGGCACCAACGAAGGACAGGGTCTATGTCAAGGTTCTCAAGTTCGTCGAGTCACATCCTGGATGCAAGCGTTCTGACATTCAGTTTGGGGTTTGGGGCAACCACAACAAGAGCAATTCCACGCTCTTCGCCCAGATGCTCTACCACGACATTATAGACTACAACTCCAAGTTTGAGTACAAGATCACGCGCAAGGGCAAAAGCCTCCTGAAGAAAGTGAATAGTCAGAAATGAAATGGAAATTGATAAAAGAAGCCAACAAGACTCCATCTGATAAGGAATCCATTGATTTGGCTTTCAAATCAGTGTGTGGAAGCGAACGATTTTTGGCAACAACCAAGTTTGCTCTTATGGTTTATGAAAAGATGAACCGTGAATTGTTCTATGACGCACTTCCTGACCCTGGTGATGTGAAGTTTAGGATAAACCATGAGATACGAACAGATAAGTCAGCAGAAGCAACATGCAAGATAGATAGAAGCAAAGGAATTGTTTCTGACTTTGAATTGACCCTAAATGGAAACATTACACTTACATTGCATGAGTGGCTGGAGACTATTTTACATGAAATGATACATATTCTTGACTATTTTGTGTTCACAAAGCACTATAAGGAAGATGGATACGATCCTCATGGAAAGTGGTTCAATGATCAGTGCAGAAAGTTCAAGAAGTTTGGATTCAACGTGGATTCAACATTCAAGGGGGAATATGGCATGAAAGACAGCAAGACAGTTATGGACAAAATTGGCAATGAGATTTTCATTCAGGTTGGTATGTCAAATGATGGAACACCAGAGGTGTTCAAAATTATGAAGAAGAACAAGGACAAGTTTATCGAAAAGCTTAAGGGTTTGGGATGCAAAGAAGTAAAGATTCTGCAAACGGCAAACCCAAGTTCTGTGACTATTCGTCCAATAAGTCCTTCAAGTAAGTCTCCATTTTCTGTGTATCATCTTGACAATAGATTCAACAAGCAATTTGGTCCGTTTGATGAGCTTGAAACGATAGACCTAACCAAACTGATGATTGAGTCAGATGATGAGCAAGACGAGTATCTGAAGACATTACGCTCCATCAAAGGACTTAAATCCAGAAAAATTGGAAAGCATCTATACGAATTGACCATTTCTTGACAGTGAAGTTCGACTTGACCATAGGCAATCCTCCATACACGAAGGGACTTGACATAGACATACACAAGTCCCTTTCCAATGTGTCCAGGCGGATTGTGTTCGTTCACCCCTCCACCTATCTGATTTCACACAAGCGCAGTTCGTTTCAGAAGCAAATGAAACGCATAGACGTGTCCAAGTTCGATTCTGTGCATCTCTTTTGGGGCAATGCCTTGTTCAACATAGAACTATACGTCCCGGTGGTTGTGTCAAGGTGGTCAGAAGACAAGTTGAACAAGCAAGTTCTGGTACAGGACGACGCATACACGCATTGCACCTATCTCGCCAACTATGACGAGGTTCATCACTATGGCAAGGACTACCCAAGGTTCTTGAAATGGGTGAACGAGAATGTAATGCCTATGGTGGAGACAAATGGCTCAATTGGAAGCCACGGTTCATACGAAGTCACAGAAGAGTTTGGCTTCAAGATGTCAACGATGCGCGGGCATCCACCTTTGGACGATGGGGATTGCGCTCTGAAGCCAGATTTCTACACCATTCTTCCAGCGTCGGATGAGGCAGTGAAATCCAACTTCTGCTCCAAAGGTGATTCTGATGCATCATACAAGCGCATGTTCTCCTTCAAGACAGAGGTGGAGAGGCAGAACTTCTTGACATACCTCAAGACAAAGGCAGTGAGGTTCAACCTGTCCATATTCAAGTTCTCCAATATGTTGATGAGGGGAGAACTGACGCAAATTCCTTGGATGGACTTCACCAAGGAATATAGGGACGAAGATTTGAGGAAACTTTGGTTTATCGACGACGACCTTTGGCGTATAATTGACCAGAAGATTCCAAACTACTACAAGGATTATTCATACAATTAAGACATGAAGTGGAAGTTGATAAAAGAGGCGAATAAGACTCCATCAGGCAAGAAGTCTATTGATATGTCCTTCAACAAGGACATATCTGACGAGAAATTAACGCCAACAGTTGAGTTTATGAAGTCTGTATATCGCAAGATGAACAAGGAACTATTCATTCAAGTTGGGAAGACCAACGATGGTACTCCTGAAATATTCAAGATACTTGCGAAGAACAAGGACAAGTGTTTATCCATATTGAAGAAACGAGGATACAAGAAAGTTGCAATACTGTCTTCAAGCAATTCAAAATCAATTGAATTGAGTCCAATTCGCTTGAGCAATGGAATGAATATTCGCGTCTATCATTTGGATGATGAATTCAAGAAGAAATACGGGCCATTTAAGAAAGTTGAAACCTTGGACTTGACATCCATGGTGTTGGAGTCAGATGAAACCAACGACGAAACCTTGAATACTCTGAGAAGCATCAAGGGAATGGTGTACGCCAAGAAGATTGGCAAGCACAAATACGAGATTTGCATATCTTAAATTAGAAAGGATAACACATTATGTGCCACATGACAAAGAACTACGCGAAATTCAGAAGGGAACTTCTGGCGTTGTGTCCGTTGATGGACGAACGCGAAATCTACAAGAATTGGTGGGCATACAACTGCCACTCAGACAAGGGATTCACTTGGAATCTTCAGCAAACGCCAATGAGGGGAGTTGATTCCAAGTACCACTACTTCTACATCACGACTACGCCGATGGGGGAGCAGTACAATGGTATCCATTCCACGTTGGAGCTTGACGATGGCTACAATGGATCCGGTGACGAGATTCAGAAGTACAAGTTGGATGGCGTGAAGCTCAAGACCACAATCTTGGAGTTCTTCAGAACGAGGGAAGAGGCTCTTGCGATGGAGAAGTACGTTGTCGATAACCTGTTCTTGGTCGAGCCCGGTGTGTTGAACAAGGTTCCTGGTGGTGACGACACAAGACACAATTCCGATTCGGAATCTCCCTATGTGGTTGAACCTCCAAAGTTAAACTCCTACCCCAAGGTGGTGCAGAACCCTTGTCATTCAACCCTTCTCAAGAAGATTACTGTTGAAATGCCATTTGGCGAAAGTGTCGAGGTTCCAGTGATGGATGGTTCAGACTTGGTGCAATCTCCCAAGGGGACGAAGCAAGATGTCAAGGTCTCAGCCACGAAATCCAACAAGAAGTATCCATCAAACTGGTTCCCGTTCAGCAGACTTGGCGTTCCGAAGGGTGGGAAGTTGGTGTATCTCGCGGACAACTCAATCGTTGCCACCACCACGAACGACGTGGATGGAATCAAGGTGAATGGTGAAGCCGGAAGCCTCAAGGAAATGACGAACAAGCTTGCCGGAAAGAACGTGCCAAATTGCTTGCGCTTCTGGATGTACAATGGCAAGCTGCTCATTGACATCAAGAACGAAATCCTCAAAAAGGGTGGTTGATATCTTTCTTGAAACCTCAAATGGTTGTGATGGTCACAAGTCAAATGGGCTTGTGACCTTTATTTTATCTACAAATGTTATGGGCGAAACGCCCACATAGGTGGTATAGAAAAATCCGAAAATAATTATAAAAAGGGCTTTACGCATTACGCCTAACATAGTATAATTATGTTGTCACCTCTCAATGATTGAGGGTGAAAATAAAATGTAAAATAGAAATAAGGAACAAGACAATGAATACGATAGTAATGACGAACGATGAAGCATTTGATTACCTGACATATCTCCAAAAGACACAGGGCGACAAGAAAGCTCGTGATTTCTTCTTGAAGATGCGTGAAGATCAAGTGAAATCGGCTAACAACTCAACAACAGGACGAGGCATTTCCTGGGGTGCGAAGGGTATCACCAATGGTAGCATGTGGAAGCATGACAAGTACCAGGTTGTGGTTGAGGTCACTGACGAGAATTCCCAAAAGGGTGGTGTCACCTTCAGGTGCATTGAAGGGAACAAGTATTATTCACCTGACATGGTTTCCAAGTTCAAGGACATCAAATCATTTTCTGGATTTGGTCAGATCATTGAGAATTCCAAGGCTGCGCTTGAGCATGCGCATTGGCATTGCATTCGTCAAGGCAAAGCGTCAGATAGAACGAACAAGGGTTATGTTGCACAGGTAGGTGATACCATTCGCACTGCTTACAGCAGGAATGGGTACAAGGCAAGCTGAAAAGCCAATTTGTTAAATCTGTCAAAGGGTATTGACTTTCCATCTCGGATATGAGATAATATGGGTGTTGCTTGGGACAAGGTGTCTTGGGCAACACTTAAATCATATCAAGGAGCAGAGAAATGGCAAGACAAGGCAACGGTAAGGCAACCTACTGCGTATTTGATGTACTTACCAAGCATCCTATAATTTCAACTGACAATCTGGTTCAACTGGATTCAGAAGCATCCCTATACTACGTCAAAGAATGGGCAAAGGTTGACTTCCGACCCGTGGAAATGGTGAAGTTTGGTGGTGCCGGACCAGATTGGAATGACATCAAACCCTTTGTCAGGAGGTTGAAGGGATACAACCACAATCCAAGGCAGAATGCAAAGATGTACCAGGTACGTCTTTACAACATTGACACGCATGGGGAGATGAGGGAAACTGAACTCCATAGGTTCATCAAGGCGAATCCCGAGAGAACTGGTCTGCTATTCATGAAGAAGGATGTTGCCGAGAAGAACGAATGGTACATTGTTGTTGACCCTGATCAGTTTGCTCTTTGGCTTGATGCAGCTACACGCAAGAATGGTGTTCTACCCAGATTTCCAAATGTTCTGACGAAGGCTCAGGACAGGATTCTTAATGAGTCCTATGTGAAGATTCGTCAATACGACACTCTCTTCTGGTACTTGGCTACAAGGTTCCGTAAGTCTGGTTCCTGTCTTGAACTAAACAGTAGGGAGGTTCACGCCAACTTCATGTTGATTTCCTCTCCGATATCAGAATCCCTTGATTCCTACAAGGGGGTAATCAACTCCTTCCAAGGGTTTGAAGACTATATCCTCATTGACTCCACTGCCTATGGTTCGGACATTGACGCACTTAAGGCCGACATTTCAAAGTACCTTCTTGATAGAAAGACAGTGGTTTTCTTCGCAACATGGGCATGGTTCAAGAATGACAAGGGTAAGAACAAGGACTATCAGGAAAAGTGGAACTTTCTTGATGGTGTAAAGGGACTTGAGAAGACCTTTCTGGTGATTGACGAATTCCACAACGCAGCGGACACCGAATCTTCAACTGACATCGTAGAGAACCTTCAGAAATTCGCCGCCGCGAAGACACTTTACATGTCGGGAACGCCCTTCAATGAGCTTATCAACAACTCTGGATTCAACAAGAAGGGCATCTTCAGCTCCGACAGGCTTATCATCTACGACCTTGGCGACTTGCTGAAGAGCGATGAGTACAAGAACTTCAGGCTTGAACATCGTTTGATGTGCAGGATTCCCCTTGGTCAGACAAATGCTGAATACAATTGCGATTTTGAGTTCCACAAGGATGGAATGAAGAACTCGTTCAAGGAGTTCGCAGAAAAGACAAAAGCATATGAGGCATTTGCTTTGCGCAAGACGAACATCTGCTACATGAAGGACTGCAGGAACATGAAGGTGGCGTTTGCATCCACCGAGGAAAAGTACAAGGAAAATTCCGATTACAAGATATTAATGGCAGACAACCTTGCTGACACAACAGGTATCATTGATGAAATCAAAAAGTTCCACAAAACCCACAAGAATGGACATTGTGTGATTTTCGTCTGCAACAAGCTCGTAATGGGCGCGACAATCAAGAGTTGCGATGGGATTCACTTCATGCGCAAGATTGGAAGCGCAGAGTTCGCAGTACAAGCCTGGGGACGCACTCTCACTTTGGAAGAGGGTAAGGAATGCGCGGCCATTCACTACTATGATGACAATAGCTTCTGGAACATCTACCTTCAGTTTGACATTTCACACGACAACCTCACGCGCCCCCGCAGGAACGAATACTACAAGAATGGCGAAACAGTATTCAAGCACATCTTCAGTGGGATTTCCGACATGGAACTCCCTGAAAAAATGGTGATTCAGTATCTAGATCAATATCGGGGACTTATAGACAAGATGTCGTCAATTGCTCTGGACATTGCCACGGGGTTTGACTTTGATTCTGACATTGACCTTGACGACAGTTCATCCTCAAAGAAGTCTGGCAAGAAGGGGAAGGACAAGGAAATGCTTCCCGGAAACAACGATGCAACTTCCACAATTGGCACGGAATCCATTCCAACCAGCAATGGCGGTGGAACATCCAACGAAGCCAAGAAGCCTGCGTCCAAGAAGGAAAAGGTTATCCAGTTCATCAAGGACAATCTCATCAACTATATGTACTTTGCAACGAGTCTGTTTTCCATTGAGGAACTGAATGAGTTTGAAGCCATCAAGCCAGAGGACAGAAAGTCCCGTCATGAGAGTTCGCTTGGCATTTTCTACATGAATCCTATATATGACCAGTACTTCGACAAGATTCGCATGATGAATACGCATATCATAGGAGCAACCAACTACTGGACGAAAATGTGCGACAACCACCGGGTGAGCGTTCTTACTGAATTCAAGTCTGTGTTGAAGTATATCAAACCAGAAAATTACGAAGACACCTTCGCCAAAATCAACCACAAGGTTGTAACTGAACTCTACGAGAAGAACAAGTCTCTGGTTGCAGACAAGTAGTAATGACATGGAGATTGAAATGACAATTAAGACGATTCTGGACAACCTCTTTGGGCGTGTCATGAAGAATGGAAAGCGGATTCCTGGAACCTGCATTCTGGCGTTTGGTACGCGAATCTTCTTTGAAGACTACCTCCTTCCGGATGACATCATCATATGCACCGATTGGGCAGATTACACTTCCGTTCGTATGCGAAGGAAGTACAAGCATGTTGAGTTCCTATCTGAATCAGAAATCAAGAAGATGGTATCTGAGGAAAAGTTGTATAATTACATAGAGAGGAAGTATAGAATGAGGAAATTTGACCTGGTAGTGAGCAATCCTCCCTATGATGGGGACTTGCATCTCCAGATTCTTGACACATTTCTGAAGATTAGCAAGCAGTGTGTGTTCGTCCATCCTGCAAGGTGGATGGAGGATGTTCTTGCCCAGTACAAGGCGAAGAGTGCAACGGGGAAGAAGTACGAACATCTGAAGACTGCTTTGGAGAAAGCATATCTTATCAAGTCAAGAGACGCTGACCATGTTTTCCACATTCTGAATAATCAGGATATGCTGATAGGTGTATATAGTGATTCTGATCTAAATCCAAATGTTCCCATTTACGACGATTCTAAACGGTTTTTTGATGTCCTTAAGAGTGTCATTTCTTATGCACATGATGTGAAATCTCTTGGAGATGTGGTTGAAGATAATCTAATTGATGGTGTACGGGTTGAGGTTAAGGGAATACTTCCTATTCTGAATCATGTTGATAGTGAATTGGTTAAAGGCTATCCTGTAAGAGTTGTATGGAATGTTATATCAATAGATGGATATACTGAAGATGGACAATTCTGGGCTAATGCTAACAAAAGAAATACCAAGACTCACGGTAAGAAGATTGGAACACCTATTCCGCACTCCATTAAATTCAATACCAAGGAAGAAGCGCAGACCTTTATTGACCTCTATCACACGAATGTTGTGAAGAACATCATTTACATGCTCAAGTATGACCAGAATGCTGGTCATACTCACATCCCCTACTTTGACCCGAAGACGATCAAGAACGAGGACAATGTTCTGGACGCGCTTGGCATAACTGAGCCCGAGTATCGTGAGTGGCTGAAGCGCAAGGTTGATGACTACCGCGAAAAGGACTTCATCAAGTACAATGAGTGGATTGATTGCTGAAGTTTACTCCATAGCAAGAAAGTGGTATAATATGTTGTGCAAATATGGCAACTATTGAATCCATAGAACCTATTGTAGCAATAGAATCTCGCTTCAAGGAAGTCACTGGCTTGACCCATCTTGATCTCTCCACGCCCCATTTCGAGCGTGGGGATGATCAACAGCAAAAGACGACCAAGGAGGAATACAAGAAGTTCGGATTTGTCACGACCCCGCTTTGGTTGGTTGACGAGATGCTGGAGCCGGAGATTCCAAACTTGACCTTGACTTCCACGACTTGCGATGCTTGCGCCGGATGTGGGCAGTTCTCCATTCGCCTTATGCGCAAGTTGCATGACAAGTTCATCAAGATGGGCATCATTGAGGAAAAGGTCAATGCTTGGATAACGTCGGTGTGGCTTCCGAAATTGCATTACTTCACCGAGTTTCAGTTCTCCAATGTCGCCAAACTGATCTACATCTTCGGTACCAACATCAATGTCTATGCTGGTGATTCCCTCAACATGAGGTTTGCTGGGGACAATGATTCTGGACTTCTGTTCTTCAATGCCAAGGAGAAGAAATGGGTCAATCTTCCGAATCTCATGCCGTACATCCTTCCAATGAAGGACGACTTGAACGCTCTTCTTCTGCTATTCGATGCACTTGAACAGAAAATTGGTAAATAAGTTTAACCTATATAGGAGGTAAATTGAAATGCTATTGCTGAAGAGAACATCTGCTTGGGATGAACTATCCGAGCTTGTTGAACGTGACGAGGATATGGAGACGAGTTCTCCTTTCTTCAAGTTGTATGATGCCATTCTGGAAGCAGACAAGACTGATGCACTTGACAACGTGATTTCCCACGAGTTTCCCAATGGAGTGGAGATTGACGAGCTTGAGGATTTCTTCAAGGACGAGCAAGACTTCATCTTGGAGGAACTTGGAATCGACCAATCATCAGTAGATGATTACTATGATGATGACGAGGAGGGTTCTGATGAAGAGAATTACGACTATGGCAACGACGAGGATTGAGCCATGTCAGTACCAAAGAAAGCAATTCCCATATTGAGGAAGACCATGGAACGCATCGACGATGGCGATGGCACGTATGCTCGTCTGGGGAATTGGAAGATTGCCCTTGGAGGGTATGACGAGGGCTATGTGGTTTCCTATCGTGGCGAAGATGTGTTCCGGGTCAATTACGAGTTGGGGGATTATGAAGTTCTGGATCAGAGCATTGCGAAGGATGTCATAGAGGACATGAAGGTTTCCCTGGATTGCCGCAGGTTTGAGGATGTCACTGATTGGGAGGATGATGAGGACTATTTGGAAGACGAAGAACCCATAGAGGAAGCCAGAAGGAAAAAGTCATCCGATGAACCTGACGAGGAAACGAAGCAGAAGATGGTGATTGCGATGGACATGAAGGGTTGGGAGCAACAGGGGGATTCCTTGGAGTTCTACAATCCCTCAAAGGACGAGGGCAAGGAGTTCGGCAATTGGGCTGAGGTCTACGACTTCATCCTGGAATTGTATGGGTACAAGTAAGTTTCAATGCAGAAACTACGAGGGAGACGAGGAGAAGGACAGATTCTTCTCGTTTCTTGTGTATTGGATATTGAGCTTGATATTTCCACCAAAGGGGTATTGACAGAGGACAGATGGATATGGTATAATATAGGTGTTGAAGGTAAAGAAGGAGAAATACCCATGACCATTGACAGAGTGAATTGCGTAAAGTCCATAGTTGCCTGGAACCAAGTGAAGTCCTGGGCAAACTACAATGCTGTTCGCAAGTATGGCTATCTCAACTGGAATCACACTCCAGCTCCCCTTTGGGCAATCTACACCCACGTCAAGACCATTTGGAACACCCTCGTTGGCAAGTACAAGAGGTGTGAGAAGGTTCTGAAGGAAGATGGACGTTTGGACTATTATCTGAAGGGAAACGTAGCATGAAACTCTTGAAGTTCGTTGCTCTCGTTGTTGGGATGTACGTGGTTGGTCTGTACGTTCCCTTCGGTAACCTCGTCAATCTGGGCATAATTGGCGTTGGTCTTTGGAAGATGATTTGATGGAGGGTAATGCAATGTACAGCGAACCTGTGATGAAGAAGCTTAATGAGATCCTTGACAAATATGGTATCAATTCTTCGGATAGGAAGTCTTTAGTGGACGACTTGTACGAGGTGGTGGTGGATGCCCATTATGATGGGTATTGCGAGGGCTCGGACAACCCTTGAAGAAACGAAAGGAACCGATAAGGGGGTATGGCTATGTACGAGAACTACAAGCATCAGGGACACAAGTTGTCAGAGTGGGCAGAGGCATTCCATAATCTGTTTACGCTCGGGGAACTCTATCGGATGGCGAAAGCTGGGATGAACTTCAACTTGCTTCCTGGATTCAGGAAGATTATCTCAGAATAAGGTAAAACAGAAAGGAACACGAAAGTGGCTTGGCATAGCATCAATCCGGAAAGGGTCAAGATGCGGGCTCAGAGGGCTTGCAAGGCTTGGAACTCCTTTATGGAGGAACTTCAGCAGGTTACGATGGAGAGCAACCACACCTATTGTGAGGACATCTACAAGAAGATGTCCAATCTTTCTGACGAGGTTGGAGACAATCTCAGAAAGGCATACAATGGATGAACTGTTGAAGAAACTTGACGAGATTCTTGACAAGTATGGCATTGTTGAGAACAGGGATGCGCTCAAGGATGACATCTACTATGACATCATCCAAGAGGCTTGGCATGCTGGATATGATGTTGGAAACGACCCAAAGCGGTTTTGGGATAACTGAGAAAGGCGTATACCAATGGATAGCAACAAGTATCTGTTTCTCATAACTGGTGCTGCGGGAGCTGGCAAATCCACGTTGGCAGAGAAACTTCAAGACAACGCAAATGGACTCATTGAACCAATTGCCGAGATTTGCGAGGCAGATGAGTTCTGGTATATCTTAGGCAAGGGGAAGTACGCATTCAACCCCAAGATGCTCTGGAAAGCGCACAAGTGGTGTCAGGACAACGCCAAGGAGATTATGATGTTGGGACTCAACCTCATCGTCTCAAACACGAACATCAAGCCATCCGACAGAAAGGCGTATTTCGACATGGCTGATGAATATGGCTACAAGGTGGTGTTCATCCACCTCACCACGCAGTTCCAGAATCAGCATGGAGTTCCTGAGAAGTCTGTGGAGAACATGAGGAACAACTATGTTTCCCCAACTTCTTGGGAAATGGAGCGTATAGTGAAGTCTGATGACATGTCAGACGAATTGATTGAACTATTGGAGAAATCAGGAGTGAAGTATGCATATTGACATAGACACACGCGAGGTCGCTTGCAAGTTGAGTTTCCTTGTTGGCAAGGTAATTCTGTTCAGGGAGGTTGTGGACCATTCTTCCGACTTCACCACAGCAACCAATGTGTTGGCTGTGAGGGTTGAGAACACCCCTGGCACTGAAGGTTATCCCATCGTGCATCTCTACACGAGCGTTGGGATACGGCATATTGAACATTCAAGAGAGTTCAAGGACATCATGGTTCTGGAGCCAGATGGATTGAAGTGCCTTGGCGACTATGCTGACGACATGGGGGTTTGCTTTTAATACAGCTTATTGTGTAATGCAGTGAAAGGATATGTCAGATGAAAGTCAGGTTGGATTATGTCAGCAACTCCAGTTCAAGCTCCTTCGTTGTGCTTGCTTCTGAATACACGCCCATTGATGGATGCACTTTCACCATTGACGACTTCGACAATCTCAAGGATGACGAGGCGTTTGTGGTGGTGTTTCCTGAAATATGCGATGGGAATTATGTCATTCGTTTGACTCCAGAGTTGATGATGGATTTTGATATGCGCCCGAAGCCAATCGTCATAGACATCTGCAAGGACAATGCGACCATCTACAAGCTGCGCAAGTTCAGAAGCGACGATTGGCTTATCGACACCATCTATGATGGATGCGATTGGGGAAATGCCAGTGGGGAGGGTGTTGTGGGGGATTTGGAGAAAATCAAGAAACGCCTCGGAGAGAAGATTGAGTGTTGGGATGTTGATGACCACACTCCAAGAAAGCGCGAGGACATCATAAAGTGGTTGGAAAGGACACACAGATGAAAGTACGCACTGACTATGTAAGCAACTCAAGTTCGTCAAGTTTCGTTCTATCGAACATGGAGTTCTTCGACCATTTCGACATAACGAAGGACGACATTCTGAACGCCCTTGTCGATGCCTATGGCGTTGAAGCGTACAAAAAATCGAAAGTGCGCATAATGAAAAGCGTCAAGGAGCATCCAGATTGGCACAAGGATGACTTGAAGTGGAACAAGTTTGGCCCGTTCTGGGTGTATGACCTCTCAATTCCTTCGGAGAAGAAGGAGGCTGTTGCACGTTGGGGAAGGTTGCTCAAGAGTTGGAACGCCACCAATTGCAAGCGCGTTCTGTGCCGTGATGGAAAGAAGCGCGTTGTTCTTGACGATCAAGCCGGGCAAGACTACAACAAAGCGATAGAGGGTATTGCCGAGGTATATGACATTTCCAATTATAATTTGGATGATGTGGCATCTGGAGCAAGCCCAAGGGATTACAGACGGTTCGTCCGAACAGAAGACAAGGATCCGAAGACCGGCCTGTATGGGCATTACGAGCCAATCTCCAAAGAGCTTATCGCAGTGGTTCGTGACTTGCGAAAGGTTGCTGGCGTGATGACCAACTTGGATGTGGTCAAGTCAAAGTTCGCCAGGTTCTTCGTCCATGCAGACGACAACGAGTTGCCTTGTTCTGATTCGGATGAATACGATGAATCCCACAAGGGCAAACGCCAAACGGAGGGCTTCACATATGATCGAGTTTGCGAAATGCTTTTGGACTACCTTGTGAAGATTGGCAAGGTGAATCTGGATGATCCCTCTTTCTTGGAGAAGATGAAAGTTGATGAGAAATATCTTACAGACAAGGAGAAGAAGGAAGGACGCATCTACGATTTCTGCGATTGCAAACGGTTGTCCTGGAGAGATCTCAAATGGCAATCTATGACTTGGTGCATGCACGAGGGTTGATGATATGAAGAACGACAACGAAATTCTGTTGCTTTGTGATTGTTCGTCTTGCGAACATCAGTTGATTGTGAATTGGAACAATGACGACAACGAGGTGTATGTCAATGTTCATCTTGCACAATGCAAGGGATTTTGGCGCAGACTTTGGTACGGATTGAAGTACGCATTTGGCTACAAGTCGTGCTATGGTTCGTTTGACGAGGTTATCCTGCGCAAGGAGGATGCTGACAATCTTCAGAAGGTTGTCGATCATCTCAAGAAGGTTTCTTAAGGAGATATTGAACTATGAAATTGTTGTACAAATTCGGAAGGTCAATCCTTCCTTGCGTCCTATTGACGCTTTGCATTGGTTGGTGCTATTCCTTCAGCCTGTTCGCACCACATCTTGTGTCTTTGCTTGGTTGCACCACGACGCAAGTGGCATTCACGTTCTGCTTGAACATCTTCTTCTTGGGGATGGGTGCAGCTACGTTCGGACCATTGGCCGAGAAGAACATCAAGCTCTCAGCATTGACATCATCCATTCTCCTTATTTCTGGCTTGTTCATTGGTGGGATGGCGTGTTTCGGGCATTCGCTCTTGTTGCTATACATCGGTGTGGGTGTATTGTGTGGGTTGAGCGAGGGCGCTGGCTATGTCACTCCAAACAAGAACATGATGCTTTGGTTTCCATCATCAAGGCACAAGGGGCTTTTGACGGCAATCTCCATATTCACGTTTGGCTTGGGTTCATCAATATGCGCGTGGTTGTTTGGATTGCTCTTTCCGTTGTTTGGGATTGGTGGGACGTTCTTGGCGTTGGCTGGGATATACGCCATCCCCTTGCTTGTATCAACGGTTTTGATTCAGAAGCCAAAGTACGCCTTGGTGAAATTGAGCCGGCAGACAAAGTCCGCATTCTCGTACATTGAGACGTTGAAGGACAGGTACTTTCAGAAGTGTTGGCTGTTCATGTTCTTGAATATCTCAATGGGGCTTATCTTGATTGGTTCTTGCGCAACATTCCTTGGTACGCTTGGCTTCTCGACAACAGCAGTAATCACCCTGATGATGCTTTGTGGGATATTCAATGGCGTTGGGCGTTTGGTGTTCCCTGCCATTGGAGACTTCCTCAACAACCGTAGTGTTGTTTGGGTGATAACTGCTGTGGTTGAAGTGTTGCTTATGATGCCAGTGGTATTTGCATATTCAACAGGAATGGGAGCTTTGGCAGCAGCGATTTGCATTGTCCTCATCCACGCAGGATATGGATCTGCGTTCGCTTGCCTGCCAGGAATCCTATCCACGCATTATGGAAAGGACACATTGTCCCAACGTCACGGATTTTGCTTGACTTCTTGGGGCATGGCATCCCTTATGGCGTTTCTCTGCTCAACCTTCGTGCTTAAGACATTCACAGGTCTCTTGCCCATAATGGTGCTTGTGACCATTGGATATGTCTTGAACATTCTGGTTTCTGCTTCAATAGCAAAGGCTCAATCCTGATAGCCAGTATAGGAGAATCCATCCTTGTACTTCTCGTCTTCGCCATATTCTGGACCAAGCCATTCTGAATCTCCGTATTTCATCCAGTTCCTAAGCCTTTGCCACCAATACTTGATTGGGTGCTTGGATTTGAACAGAATCTCGTCTGCCATCTATTCAAGCATTCTTCTATATTCCTTCTTGCCCTCTTCTGTCAATGCATGACATGGCTCCATCGTATCTGTATAATATACCATGATTGTGTTGTGTTGTTATATGTTTGTTGTGCATCTATATTTACCTTACGTCAGACAAGTGGTATAATATTGATGAGGAGAAAGGCATATCATATGGATGCGAAAGAGAGTAAAGAGATAGACAAGATGGACAAGCGCAACAGATTCTTGAATGGTTTATACGAATCTTTGCTATATGCTTTGGTTGGCATAGCAGTTGGGTTGTGTGGCAGAATGTTCATCAAGGGGTTCTTTGGAATGTAATGAAAGGACATCATAATGACCATGAAAGATGAATACGACAACGAAAGTGTATTTGACTATCTCACTGATAAGGAATTGGATCAGATTGCCAGAGACCGTATGGATGCTGAGAAAGCTGGCGTGTTCGACGACGATCACATATATGATTGCGTAGATGGATATGCCAAGAAGTTCACGGTTGAGCAGGAAATGGCTCTGCATTCTGCTGTTTCTGATCTCTCCAACTTGATGAAGGAAACCAATTCGTCCTTGTCTGAGTTGCTTAAGGTTGGGGGATTGACCAATGGCTAAAAAGGCTACGAAGTGGCAAATTCGGTTTTTCGACTTGGCGTACTTGGTTGCGTCTTGGAGCAAAGACCCATCTTCCCAAATTGGTGCGGTTATAGTGGATGCGCAAAACCGTGTCATATCCACTGGATTCAATGGACTTCCTGTTGGGGTGAAGGACACAGAGGAACGTCTTGGGGATAGGGCAACAAAGTACAAGATGATTCTCCACGCGGAGGAGAACGCCATAATGTTCGCAAAGCAGAACCTCAATGGTTGCTCCATCTACGTCACGAAGATGCCACCTTGCGCCCATTGCGCTGCATTGATAATCCAAAGCGGAATCAAGTTTGTGTATGTCCCAGAGACCGAGATTCCGGAAAGGTGGCGCGAATCAACAGAACTTACACGTCAGATGTTCAAGGAAGCTGGTGTCAAGATTCAGTTCGTCAAGATATGAAGGAAACACAATGACAAAGAAAGAAGTGGCAAAGGAACTCCGCAAGAGGCTTACTGAGGCAATCAAGACATTGCCGGACGATGTGGAATATCAATCAGTTTCCCTCTTTCAGGATGCAACAACACAAGATGAGCGAGACCATGAAGCGGGATATGGTGGAAATGCCACTGGTGAAGAAGGTGCGCTCCATGTCATAGAACTTACTGTGGAAGAGTGCAGAACTTGATAGTATAATTCAATTGAAAGGGAAACATCTAATGGACGGCATCAACAAATTGTATTCAGTGCAATTCATCAACCCTATTACTGGAAACCATACGATAATTGGGGTGTTTCGGGACGAAAGAATCGCAAACGAATTTGCTGAGGACGAGAACAAAATGCGTTTGAACAAAATGCTTACGAAGAATAATGGAGTTTCCCTTCCACCAGGGAACTACGTTGTGAATGTCATCTACACGGATTTTTAACATGAAAGGAAAGCAGAAAATGTCAGACGAACAGAATGAAATTAACAATCAGTACAACGACCTCAAGACCGTAATCAACGACGCTGCGAGGGTCAAGGCAGACATCAACGCCACCTGCAAGGAATCGCTCAAGAACATGAAGCGTGACTTCTCGGAGTTTATGTACGACAACGTGGCAGACGAGTTCAAGACCACAGCAGAGAGGCTTGGCTTGTTCAATGGGTTTGCAGACGTTGAGGACAAGAAGAAACGCGAGAAGAAGATTGAGGG